CCATCTATAGCCAGACTCACAGGCTCCATGCATTTTCAGCCATTCGCGGCCCTGTTCGTTCAGCTTGATCATGTTTGTTCCTTCTCGTTGTAGGTTGTTGGGGCGACGGCCAGCCCGTGCGCACGTCGCCCCGCTCCGGGCGCTCCGGAGGATCACATATCGATCTCGTCGAAGGCTCCCGACGAGTAGTAGCTGGATGAGCCGACGCGGCCATCCCAGCCACGGCGGCGGCAAGAGGCGAGCTCACGTTCCGCAGAACGATCCCCACTCACAGCGCAGTTCCTATTGATGGAGCAGAGCGAGACCCCGCTACCCGACCAGATGACCACGACGGACTCGTACTTGAGGTCCCCCGCCTTGGTCCTCACAGCTACGGTGGCCCGTTCGCCCTTGGCGGCCTCGCACGGAATACGGACGCCCCATTCCCCGCTCTTGAGCTTGGTGTAGGTCGCGACAGTGGCGGAGTTCATCGCAATGCTCATGTTGTCCTCGTTGGTTGGTTTCGCGTGGGCCTGATCGCTGCCCACATCCATAATCTACACTACGGAGTCTCCGAGCGCAACCTTTTTTTTATCTTTTTTTTGCTTGCTCTTTGCTCGCCGATCGGCTATACTCTCCTCTGTACCGGGACGTGCTCCCGATGGAGGATATCATGGGACGAGACAAGCAACCTGCTGCGCTCAAGACCGTCGCTCACGGCGTCGGGGCATACCCGGCGACCTGGGAGCGATGGGACGCTGCGGCGGCTCGCGAGGGAAAGACGCGCCAAGCGTGGATCCGCGATGTGCTCACGGCGGCGGCGGAGCGGTCGGAGCGGTCGGAGCGGTCGGAGCGGAAGGCTGGCAAGCTATGACCATCCACGCATCCAAGACGGGCGGCTACATCGCCGTCCATGCGCGTCCAGACGCCGCGCGGCGAGGTCAACGTCGGCGGCTGGGGAATCACGATCGAGGCGGCTGTCGCGAAGCGCCTCGAAGGAACGAAGGAGGTGGCAAAATGAGGCGCATCACCTCCGTGCGTATCAATGCGTCAAGCCAAAAGCTGGGGTCCTCTCACATCGAGATGTATGCAGACTTAGGATGTACGGACTCCGGACTCATGCACATGTATACCCAATGGTCAAATCTCAGTGACGCCATCAAGCGCGCAAAGCACGGGACCTACATCATGCTCGAAATCGGAAGGGCTGCCAAATGATCCACCTCACCATCTCCGCCGAATCCGCGACCGTGTCCCGCGCCCCGCGTGGCGTACACGTCGAACTCCGGCTGTCCATGTGCGACATCGTCAAGGCGCTATCGGAGCACTTGGAGGACGTGCCGGACCACGGAAAGCCCGTCACCGCGTCGGCCCTGTGCAGGCAAGTTGTCGATCCGCTCATGCACTCGCTGGAGCCCGTGGACGCGGTGAGGCTGATCGAGAGCATGGTGCTTGTCGAGTACGGCCCCGCTCCTGACGCCGCGACGCTTTCCGCCGTCTCTCGCCTCGTCCGCAACGTCTGCACGCTCGCACGGCTCAATCCGGATGATTCCGAGCTTCGCGCTGTCGTGCACCAGATGCGGCAGGAGTCCGGCGTCGCGCTGTGTCCTGCTGCGCCTGCGTCGTTCCGAGAGGACGAGCGGGTGGTTTCTGTGGGCGGTGCCCCATGACCGCCGCCATTCTCCGTATCGCCCAATGGTCCGCCGAAAACCAGACCTATGCCCTCGCCGCCTGGGTGGTCCTCGCTGGCCTGCTCTACTGGGCCTGGGCGTGGGCCGCGTACCTGTGGCAGGCCCGGCAGCGGGTCAAGGCCATCCGCGACGCGATGGACGCGCGTGAGGCGCGGGAAAGGTGGGCGAGGTGAAAATCCTTGTTGCCTGCGAGTACAGCGGACGCGTCCGGTCGCTCCGCTTCCATCCGGGGTGTGAGCAGTACGACTACTGCGGGGAAGGGGGTGAGGATTGAAGGCACCGTTCCCATACTTCGGCGGAAAGCTACACGCCGCCCCGCTTCTCTGGTCGCGCTTCGGGGCGGATTGCGGCAACTACGTCGAAGCCTTCTTTGGCTCCGGCGCGGTCTGGCTGAATCGGCCCGCTGAATATCGCGGCTGGGCAACCGTGAACGACCTTGACGGCAATGTCGCGAACGTGTGGCGCTCGATGAAGTCTGATCCGGAGGCGGTCGCGGATGCGGCATGCTGGCCCGTCAATGAGTGCGACCTCCACGCCCGCCATCTGTGGCTGGCCAACAATGCGGGGCGCATGGCGGCGCGGCTGATGGCCGATCCGGACTACTGCGAACCACGCGCTGCTGGCTGGTGGATTTGGGGTACGATGCGGAATGGGGAGCGCTGGGAGCGGTCGACTGCGGCGCCCCGCACCAACGAGACCGAATCTGGATTGTGGCCAACTCCGTGCTTGCCGGGGAACGGCGGGACAAACGGGAAGGCGAAGCTGAAAAGGATGCTTTTGCACACGCCGCTAGCGAGCATCGCGACGCATGGAGGCCCGAACCAGCGCGACAGCTCGGGACGGCCAGGGCTACAAATGGCAGCGATGTCGTGGCCGACGCCTCGATCAAACGATGCGGAGAAGCGGGGAGACTTCGATGCGACGAACCCGCGGAATGGATTAGCGGGGGCGGTGAAACTGGCGACCCCGCAGGCCAGGGACTTCAGGACGGGGTCCAAAAATCGATGGGAGGATCCGAATCGATCGAGGAATCTGAACGACCAAATTGGTGGACAACTGAACCCGACGTGGGTAGAGTGGCTCATGGGGTGGCCTCTCGAGTGGACCGCCTTAAAGCCATTGGAAACGGACAGGTTCCAGCAGTGGCGGCAACAGCATTCCAGATTCTGAGCGAGCGCCTCGGTGTAGATTAGACCCATGCCCCACTACAAGCTCTCCGACCTCTCCGCCCCTTTGCGCTCCCGCGTCGAGGGGCTTTTGCCGTCCGCTCCGAAGCGCAGGAAGGCGAGACAGGGTGACTCTCCGCTAGTTGCCTCGCTCCTGCGTCAGATCGCCTCTGCGGGCCTCCCTGCGCCCGTGCAAGAGCATCGCTTCCATGCGACACGGTGCTGGCGCTTCGACCTCGCCTGGCCGGATCGCATGATCGCCGTCGAGGTGGATGGCGGCGTCTGGAGCGGTGGACGCCATACCAGGGGCGCAGGGTTCGTGAGCGACTGCGAGAAGACCAACGAGGCGACCGCGATGGGCTGGCGGGTGTTCCGCTTCCCCACGCCTCATGTGTCGGACGGCTCGGCAATCGCGATTCTCCAGCGGGTGCTGGCGTGAAAAAGCCCACGGATTGCTCCGAGGGCTTGAAGCGTCCGCGTGATGCGGCGCAGGTCAGTACGGCATGATCGCCCGACGCTCCTCCTCCACCGTCTCGCGCAGCACTGAGGCCGCACAAGCGATGTCACGGCGCACCGTGTCGCTTTCGACGGTCGGGGATGCAGCGATGGCGGCGAGCACAGAGTCAAGCTAGGCGTGGGCCTTGTCAAGGCTGGGCATTTCGTTCTTCTCTGTCATTTCCTGTCTTTCTGTTTGTTAGATGGTGTCGGTTGGCGTCAGCGAATGACCATGCGCGGGTCGATAGACGCTGGCAGCGCGGTGATTCCGGTGCCGCGCAGGTCGAGGGAGCCGCCCACCTTGCCGTTTTCGTCCATCATGCTCTTGACATCATCGATGTTCATTTCCTGTCTTTCTGTTGGTTGTCGGGGTTTCAGAGCCCGAGCCGCTTTTCGGCGTACTCGGGAAGGTGGATTTCGCGGAAGTTGACGGACGACACGAAGCCGCCTTCCGACGCCTTGACCTCGCTGATTTCGGAGCAGATGCGCTGCACACGATCCCAGCAGGCAACCGCGATGCGGCGCGGGATCTGGACGACATCGCCACGGGGGAACATGGTTCCGGACTCCGCGAGGATGAACCAGACATCGGATTCTTCGCCTGTCGCCTCCAGCATCAAGCCGTAGAAAAGTCCCGTCTGGAGCGCGTACCGGGAAGATTCAAAATTCCGGTCGAACGAGTCGAACGCCATGGAGTTGACGTACTTGAGGTCAGGCAGATTCCTTCCAAGCAGCATGTCGGGCCGCGTCTGTAGCTTGATCCCTTCGACCTCGCCGCGCAAGGTCGCCTGAAAATGCAGATCACCACCGAGAACGGATTTCATCGTCCGGAGCGCATGTTCGACGATTGGCTTCGCCCGGGTCGCCTCGTCCACCTGCTGCTGTGTGATGATCTCGCGTCCAGCCGCTTCCTGCTCGGCCTTCCATGCGTCGGTCACCTTCGCGCCGAAGCGCCACGGCTTGACCTCGCCTTTCTCGTTCGTGTAGGTCGGCGGGATGATCGCGAACGCCTTTGCTGCGTCGCCGCTGACCAACTGGTCCAGGTAGGTGCCGCCCGCCGTCCAACGGTTCCCGCCACCGCTGTACCGCTGCTCGAGGTGTTCGGCGCTCCACGCCTCGAGTGAGTACTTCCCCCACGCATCCAGAGCGGACGAGCCCAGCCAGTCACCTGTGATGTAGTCGGACCACGGGAGATCGAGGAGGAGTTCGGCGCTCATTCCACCACCTCCGCAGCCGTCGGAATCGCGCCCTTGGCGGCTTCGTTGAGGCTGGCCAGCGTTGCGCCCCTCGCCTCGACATCATCGATGCATTCCCCAAAATCCCCGGCCTCGGCCTTCGCCTGTAGGTCCAGGGCTCCGGCCATCTCGACGGAAAGCGGGAGCATCTTCGCGAGACGCCGAATCACAGTCTTCTTTCCCATCTCCGAGTAGTGGTCCACCCACGGGCCAAACTTCCCGGCCTTCGACTTGGCGCGGATCGCATCCACCTCTCCGCGTGACATGAATTCGTGCTGAACGCCGCCATCCTTGAGCCTCGCCACCGCGTAGAATCCGATGATGTCGCCGCGATCCTCTTCCAGGATGGCAGGGCGGTGGACGAGGCGAGGGTTCAATCCGAATTCGATCTCAAAGTCGTCCTTGGTGTGAACTGTGTGAGCCTCGATTGAGACGATTTCCCCGGAGCGACGAGCCAGGGCGACCAATCCACGGTAGCCGGGGATGAACTGGCAGGTATTGCCGTAGGGGACAAGGTAGCCCTCCCCGAGTGAGGATCCCGGCTCCAAGCCCAACTCAGCGCCCTGGTAGATCGACAGGAAGATCGACTCCTTGGTGCACTCCATGATTTTGGGCGTTTTGACGGCGGCGGTCATCAGCACTTTCATGACGCGCTCGACAGTCATGTGCTTGGGGAGCCTGGCGGCGATCTCGCCTTTCCTGGCTTCGACCATCTGTCGGAACTGCGCGATGGGGGTGACAGCGTTCATTTTGGTCCTCATTGGTAGCAGGCGATGACGGGGAGCCATCCTTGTGCGCCTACGTACAAACGCGCCTCTCTGGCTCCCCGCGTACCAGGAACCTACCTGGCACAGGATGAAGATACGCATAGTGGGAGCAAAAAGCAACTAAAAGCAACTACCTGCGCTCAAAAGGAAACGAAGCTATCTTATGCCCATGAGACTAGCGACCAAGAACGAGCTTGCAGCAGCCCTCCGAGTCAGTCCTCGGACTATCGCGTCCAAAGTTTCGACTGGTTCCCTACCTCCACCAGTTTCCGGGAAGTTCCCGCAGCCAAGGCTAGGGAACCCACGCGCAGAGGATCGCCCCATGTGGGATCTGGACGCTTGCCTTCGCGCGTGGGGGAGAGCATGAGTGCACGGGCGTGGATGCCTCTATACGTCGGCGACTACCTAGCAGACACATCGCATCTCGACGCGGAGAGTCATGGCATCTACCTGCTCTTCCTGATGCGCTGCTGGACTAAGGGGTGCCTTCCGTCAGATCGAGAGCAGTGCATAAACATTGCACATGCAATGCACGAGCAAAGCATGAGCAAAGTCGATGCAGTGCTCGAAGAGTTCTTCGTCCTGATGGATGACGGCTACCACAATAAGCGGCTGGACATAGAGCGCGAAAAATCGGGCCAAGCCTACGAAAAGCGAGCAAACGCAGCAAGGTCGCGTTGGGAGCAAAAGCAAAGCAAGAGCAATGCAGATGCATTGCATGTGCAACCACAACCACAACCACAACCACAACCACAACCAGATCCACAGCCAAAGCCAGAAGCTAAGAGGAGAGGTAAGAGGGGTGCAGGGGGTGAAATACCGACCGAGCAAGAGTGGGCCGACTACTGCACCGAGACATGGCCCGACTGGAGCAGAGAAAGCGTGATAGACTCACACGCCTACTACGTCTCCGTCGGATGGCGCACAAAGGCCGGGCCGATCAAGGACTGGCGAGCAGCGGCACGCACAGCCTACGGGAACGCAAAGGCATGGGGGAAACTCCAGCCGAAGCAACAGACACCACCGCCAACATTTGAGGAATGGATCGAAGAAGCCAACATCCTCGTTCGGAACCGCCCGCGTGGATCCGCTGAATGGCCGTATGCTGGAGCGGAGGCGGAATTCCAAAAGAACCAAGCTAACGGGTGGCGATTCGTCCAGGACTGGAAATCAGCCATCGCTTCCGCACATTCGAGATTCATTTCGATTGAGGACGCCGCACAAGCCAGGAGGCAACGATGACAGAAGCTAATCGAGCCAAGACTGCTCTAAGCTCGGAGAAAATGGAACGATGGATCGCGACAAAGCGAGCCGGGACGCATCACGTTTTCAGATTTCGCTACGTCTGCCCGCACTGCGAAACGGTTTGGTACCAGGATATCACTGACGATCCGGAGGATTTCGCGAAAAATCCAATCCCAGATCGGCGTAATCTTGGACGCGCCATGCTATGCGGGACGTGTGAGGCAAGATCGCGAATGATTGTCGGGTCTGTCGTTGCATGCACAGAAACAGAGTATTGCCTTACCAAAAGTGATTTGTTTAACAGCCTTGGCAGGCTCTATAATGACCATAACACAACATGGGTAATGGTAAAAGGAATGGGGCCATACAACGGAGATCCTAAATCACTCCGAGACGATAAGCGTGAACAGGTATTGAAAATTGCTACTAGGAAAGATGGCGCACAAACATTTCGCAGAGCATCGTACACGATTTCCGAGGCAACTGCAAATGGATGGAGGCGATTCGACGCACCTGATGTTCGCAAAACATCGCAGAATGGACGGAGGAGGCTAGGGTGAATTTCGTAAAGATTGCATGGAAACGATGATATACCCATACTCACGCGCCGAACTCGAAGCACGGATCTGGCGAGTGTCCGCACCGGGGACAAAGCAGCGACCCGGCGCAGTGCTCGCCGCTCGCCTCACACACACCCAGGCCACAGAGATGGCCGAACAACTCAAGCGCGACGGCGTGGATTGCTTGGTGAATCGCGTATGAGACCGTATATTGACGACATGGCTGGAAAAAAGGGCGCGAACCTCAAATACGGCGAACCGACGCGCAACGTCTGCGCGACTGTGCCTCAGTCCATCGACGAAGCAATCCAGCGTATCATCGGCGATTATGGGTCGTATTCCGCCGCTCTCGTCTCGCTTCTGCGGACAGGGCTTGAATGCGGGGCAGCGGGACGGCCTTCCGCGCCGTTTGTGGCTGAGGGTGGTATCCAAGGTGGTCCGGAGGCGTCAAGCGATTCTAGGCCCATCATAGCACCCTTTGGACCCTTCCGCCTCGTGCGCCTCATCGACGGCAACGACATCGAGCTTCCGAACTCGCTGCGGTCCACGCTGGCCGAGGCTAGGAGGTTGCGCGACCAGGAGTTGGTGAAGACTGGGGTGCAGTGGGAAATCAGGTGGGTAAACGCATGAAGCTGATCGTCGTTATTTTGCTCGCTATTTTCTTTTCCGAATGCGTCACCGACTCGCAGCCATACACGCACAACGTCACGACAACGCTAGTGGTTGACTCGTCGGCAAGGGATACTGGGCGATGAGCGACAAACCAACTCCAGACACGCGCGAAGAGGTGATCGCCGCCATTCTTGAATTGGTGGACGACGGCAAAAGCCTTCGGCAGGCTTGCAAGGAAATTGGGTTTCCGAGGAAGACCTTTGAGCATTGGGTTGATGCCGACCCGGAACTCAAGGCCCAATATACGCGCGCGCGCGAAAACAGAGCAGAAAAGCTATTTGAGGAAATCCTTACTATCCAAGATGAGCGCCCCGAAGAGGTGATTCAATTGGATTCCAATGGCGAAGGCGGAACAAAAAGGATTGATCCTGCTTTTGTGACGTGGCAAAAGAACCGCGTCGAGGCTCGCCGTTGGATGCTCGGGAAGATGGCCCCAAAGAAGTACGGCGACAAGGTGGATGTCGAGCTTTCCGGCTCTGTGAAGACCGAAAAGGAATTTGACCTTTCCAAGTTGAGCGCCGAAGATCTTGCCAAACTGCGCGAACTCCAGTTGAAGGCTGCACCAGATGCGCCTGCCGACAATTGACGAGATAGACCGCGAACTAGCGCGACGGTCGCTCTATCAATTCCTCCTCCTTGCTTGGCCAAATATCCCAGGCGAGGGAGGAACGACTTTAATCCTGAATTGGCATATCAAGGTTTTGTGCGACGAAATCCAGGATTTAGCAACAGGAAAGTCTAAAAAGCGGAATCTTTGCCTAAATGTCCCGCCTGGCTCTATGAAGTCCACAATTCTTTCTGTGTGCCTCCCTGCTTGGATGTGGCTGCATAATCCGCGATGGACCTCGCTTTTCATTTCCGGGTCCGAAGATGTGGCGATGCGCGACTCGATGAAGTGTCGCGGGCTGATCACCTCGGAATGGTACCGAGGCTTCGGTATCTCGTGGCGTCTCGCTGCCGACCAGGACGCAAAGGGATGGTTCAAGAACTCTTTGGGGGGTGAGCGGCAAGCTACGACCATTGGAAGCCGCGGCACAGGCAAGCGCGTCCACTTCATCGGTATCGACGACCCCAACGACACCAAGGAGGTATCGGAAGCCAAGTTACAGGCGGTTTGGGACGCCTACGCCTTGACGTTCCAGAACCGCCTCAAGGACATGCGAACTGGCGCGACGTGCTTGATCCAGCAGCGAACGCACATGCAGGACTTGACTGGACGGATCATGGAGATTGACGCCGAATCGTGGACGCATGTGGTGATTCGGCAGCGGTTCGAGGTTGGCGACGAGCAGAAACACCCCATGGACCCGCGCACCGATGACGGGGAGCTTCTGTTTCCCGAGCGGTTCCCGGCTGACGTGGTCGCTCGAGAGGAAAGGCTTCTTCTGGCGTTCGGCTTTGCCGGGCAGCACCAGCAGCGCCCAATCCCTCGAGAGGGCGGAAGTTGGAAGCCGTCGCGGATCCTGATAGAAGAGACGGCTCCTGTCGGTCTGACTGAATGTCGAGGGTGGGACGCTGGAGCAACCGAGGGAGGCGGCGACTACACGGTTGGTGCGAAGATCGGTCGCGACAAGGACGGCGTGTACTGGATCCTCGACGTAGTCCGCAAGCAGACGGGGGAGCCGCGCGCGCTGGCCAAGCAGACGGCGCAAATGGACGGGCAGCGCGTGGTGATATCGTGGCCACAGGATCCAGGTCAGGCGGGCAAGGACCAGGCGCAGAGCATGACGCGGGACTTCGCGGGGTGGATTTTCAAGACAGCACCCGAGACGGGAGCAAAGCGGATCAGGTGGGAGCCGTTCCAGGTCCAGGTCAACGCTGGGAACGTCCGAATGGTCCGGGCTCCATGGAATCGCGCTTTGGTAGACGAGATGGAGACAGACGGGCAGGTTCACGACGACCAGTTGGACGCATTGGCACGGGCGTTCAAGGAGGTTTCTGTCTACGCTGATCCGTGGTTTGACGAGATGCGCAAAAAGCGCGAAGAGCGCACAAAATCGAGCGAATGATTATATATTCCGGACAATGTTCGAGCTGATCCGCGAAATGTGGAAGATGCGAATCCTTCGGCGCACCCCGAAGATCGAACTTCGTCGCGCAAAACTCGAGGCGCTGGCCCGTGAGCTTGGGAATTCTGCCGCCGGAGCAACTGCCGAAGATCGCATCCGCGATTCCTTCCGGCTGGCTCGCATCTGGCTCCAGGAGCTTGATAGCGAGGAGGCCAAGTAATGGCCGGAGGAATGGACCTCGCCGCCCAAGCGATGCTTGGGCAGGTCTCGCAGGGCTGGTTTGCCCCGAACATCCCGATCGCCCCCATGGCACCCGCTGGGCAGGCCGTCGGGCGACGCCTCGACTACGCGCAGTCGGTCAACCTCAACGTCCGCCCGAAGGCCGCAGACGGAAGTGATACGACTTATGAGACCTTGCACCGCATGGTCGAGAATTGCGACATTCTGTCGATTGCGATCTACTCTATGTTGGAGCGCATCAGCAAATACCAGGGGCGCGTTCTCGATGTCGGCGGCGATCCTCAGAAGCCATCCAAGGCCGCGCAGGCGATCCACGATCAACTGCAGTTCCCGGATGGCGTGACGCCGTTCGCGACGTGGATGCAGACGCTTGGCTTTGACATGGCGGTCACGGACAACGCGACCGTGTTTGTCGATCGTTCTGGAAAGATCCCGCTTTTCCGGATCCAGGACGGGCAGACAATCGCAATCCGCATTGACGAGCGCGGCGAGCCTGCGATGATCCAGCAGATTATCAAAGGCAACCCTGCGCACAATTACGCAATCGATTCTGCGAAGGTATACGGATTCGATACGATGGTCTGGTGCCCGAAGCACCGCCGGGCAAACAAGATCTACGGCTACTCCTACGTCGAGCAGATCAAAACGACCGTGACGCTCGCCCTCAAGCGTGTAGGACGGCAGCTTGACTACTTCTCGTCTGGCAATGTTCCGGCCATGCTGATCGAAGCCCCATCGACATGGACGCCTGGCATGGTGCGCGAGGCGAACGAGGAATGGCGCGACATCCTCGCTGGCGTGAGCGGCAAGGATGAAGTGCAGATTATGCCTAATGGCATGAAGCCGTACATCTTCGAGCGGGATGTCGTCAAGAACGATTTCGACGAATGGCTCGCTCGAATCATCTGCTTTCAAGTTTCGATTCCCGTGACGCCCCTGGTTCGTGAGACCAACCGCGCCACCGCAGAGCAGTCGCAGGAAGCTTCCTTGAAGGAAGGTCATGCCTCGCAATTACGCTGGGCCGCTGATTCCCTCACGAAGATCATCCGCGCCGCCTACGGTCCCAGGTACTTTTGGAAGTGGGATACCGAATCGGAACCTTCCGCCGAAATGACATCCGACCTCGTGAAGTCGAAGAAACTCAAACCGTCCGCGCTGGTGCGCCTTGGGTACGCTCCCGAAGAGATCGCGGACGAAGTCACGAGCGACGGCAAGGAAGACTCGAAGGGCGGCAAGATTGAGGACGAAGGCGACAAGGTCCAGAACGCCGAAGAGGGAGATTCCCTGGCTGGCTTGATTCAGTCGCACCTTGACGACCTGAAGACGGACTCCCAGGCGGCGGCGCAGCAAGAGCGATCCGGTGAAAAGCCTCGAGACCTCGTCAAGCCGTCGAAGGTTTGGGTTCTGCGTGTCGCCGATGCGCTGCACGAAGCGACTGCGACGGGCGCAGCGGAAGCAGCCCCACAGACGACGAAAGTCCCAGCATCTCCCGACGACTTCGAGCGGCCCGCACTCAAGTTCGCCCGTGACCACGCAGCCGAAATGGTGGGCATGAAGTGGGATGGCGCGAAGCTGATTCCAAACCCTGATGTCAAGTGGCAGATCTCCGACATGGCACGTGATGCGATCAAGTCGAAGGTTGCAAAGGCTTTCGAGGAGAATTGGAGCGCCCCGCGCCTCGCTCAGGAGATCGCTGCCGACAACGCGTTCAAGCCATCCCGCGCGGCAAATATTGCCCGCGACCAGATCGCGCTGGCCCAGGAGGTCGGGAGCTTTAAGTACTTCAAGGCGGCTGGCGTCACCGGGAAGCGGTGGAGCGCGTTCGATGCCTGCGACATCTGCAACGGCAACGCATCCCAGGGCGTGATCCCGCTTGACAATGCGTTCCAGTCTGGCCACATGCACGGGCCTGCGCACCCTAATTGCCGATGCCGCGTGATTCCCGAGGAGCTTCCCAATGAAGCGTAAGACGGAATTTTTCTTCTCGATCCAGAACGCAGACGAGGAAAAACGTCTGGTTTCTGGCGTGTCGGATTCTGGCGAGCCCAACGGTTCGGGCCTCCTACTTGATTACGAGACCTCCAAGGCCCAGCTGATCGCGTGGTCCGCCAACATCGAGAAGAAGACGAATGGCGCATCCAAGGGTATCCTTCGCGTCATGCATCGCCTGGAGACGATTGGAAAGATTGTCGCCCTGGAATTCGACGACGAAAAGCGTCACATTCTCGTGACCACACACGTTTCTGATGAAACGGCGTGGGAGAAGATCAAGGCAGGGGAGTACACGGGTTTCTCGTGGTCCTGGCGCACGGTTGGCGCTCCGTGGAAGAATGAGGATGCGACCAAGAAGCACGGCAGGCCCATCTACAGCTACACCGGACGGCCCATCGAACTTTCCATCGTGGACGCCCCAAACGTCCCCGGATCCGACTTCACCTCAATTCAAAATGTAGATTTCCCGGAGGAGGGAGACGACATGGACGAGAACACCGAAAGCGGCATCAAAGTCGAGAACGGCATCTACACCGCTGGGAAGCTCGGCGAGATCCTGGAATCTCTCTCCTGGACCCAGCGGGCTATTGCTGGCGAAGAGGCCAAGGAAGGCGACGCTGCAACCATTCCTGAGGAGTTGAAGGGCATCGTCGCCGATCTTGCCGCCGTCTGGTCCAAGTACTCGACGGCGCAGGCCGAAGAGCTTGGCGAGGAGTTGGGATTCGACCTCTTCGTGGACGACGAAGACGAATTCGACGACCTGGAGAAGGTAGAGAACTCGGAAGGCTTCGATATCGAAAGCGACAACCTTCCCGACGCTTCCACGATCCAGAACGGCGACTACCCCGGCCATCCGTTCCGTGGGAATCAGCACACCGGCGGCAAGGGGCGCGGAAAGGGTGGACGCACTGGTGCGCATCACAAGGCGAGCCTTGCCGCGCATCGTGCCAGCGTTCGCGCCTCCAAGGGCGGCGGCGGTCACGAAGGTCACCGTTCCGCAGCCAAGGCCCACAAGCAAGCCGCTTCGCTCCATGCCGCCAAGGGCAACAAGCGCATGGCAGAGTACCACAAGACGCAGGCGAAGTTCCACGCGAATGAAGTGAAGCTGCGCACAGCTGCAAAGAGCTACCAGAACGCAGATGGTGCGCCAGTCCAGAATGCAGGGCAAGCTGACGCCTTTTCGATGATCAAGGAGCTTTCCGACCGCATCGCCGCGCTTGAGGCCGCGCCCGTCGTCAAGAACGCCGAAGATGCGACGGACGCCGAGATCCTGGCCAACCTGGCCGCGCAAAATGCGCCCGTCGTTAAGAACGCCGAGGAAGCGTCCACCACTTCCGTCGTCACAAAGGACGAGGACAACGGAATCAGCGTGAAGAACGCCGAAACCGAACGCCGCGCCCTGGCCGAAACGCTTGCGGATCTTCCTGAACCCGAGCGCCAGAAGGCGCTGGCCGGGTTGATCCTCAAGGCAAGCCACAAGTAGCCCATCTTTTCGAGATCCACACACAACACAGGAGAGAACCATGGCTGAGAGCAGAGAACAGGCCGTTGCGGAGCTCGAGAAGATCCTCGGCTCCATCGACGTGCAGAATGCCGACGTCACCTCGAGCAATTCCGGATCCAACGGAATTGACCTCAAGCCGCTTACCCATGTCGTCACGGGCTTGTTCCCGCTGTCCGACAAGGTGGGGCGCGAGCAGGGCCAGGCCGGTCCTGCTGCCCTCTACAACACCATCAAGGGCGCGGCTAAGGGCTCGACGGATGGCTATGTGGAGGAAGGCAAGCGCGGCGGTCAGGCCCAGTTCGCGGGCGTCCAGTCCGGCAGCTACTACAAGTCCGTCTACCACGAAATCGCCGTCACCGACGAGGCGCGGTACTCCTCGCAGATCGATCTCCTGGCCGGGGCTACCGTCCGCGCTATGATCGAGGCCCGCCGCACCCAGGAGCGCCGCTTCCTGTTCGGTCGCTCGACCATCGCCGCCGACGCCTACGCCGCTGGTCGCCTGACCACCACGGCAGACGGTGCCGCCGCCGCCGCGACCCCTACGCCCACGCTCGTCTCCGACAACCTTGGAGCGATTGCCGACGGCACCTACTCGGTCATCTGCGTAGCCCTGGCTGGTGACGCGTACTGGGCGACCAAGGGGTATCCCGTCAGCGCCGCCGCGACCTTCGCGTCCACCGCTGGCTCGGAGCTTCTGCCCACGGCAGCCCGCGCCAACGGCGACGGCACTACGACCGCGCTCAAGGGTGGATGCGGCATCAAGTCCAGCGCAGCGAGCACCGGAGCCCTTTCGACCACCAACGCCAACCGTATCACCGCGACGGTTTCCGCTGTCGTTGGCGCTGTCGGCTACGCGTGGTTCGTGGGTACTTCGGGTTCCGAAGTCTACCAGGGCACCACGTCCACCAACAAGGCCGTGTTCACCAAGCTCCAGACTGGAACGCAGGCCGCCGCCGCCAACTTCACCGCCGACAACTCCGCCGAGCCCCTGGCTTATGACGGACTTATCACGCGCATGGAGAAGAGCGGATCGGGTGCGCAGATCTTGACGCTGCCCGCTGGCGCGACCCTGACCGCCGACGACAAGGGTGGCATCACGGAGTTCTCCGACCTGTTCTCGAACTGGGCGGTGACTCTCGACGGCTACTCGCCTTCGTGGATCATGGTTGGACCCAAGGGGCAGGCTAAGATCAATGGCGTCATCCTGGGCTCCAGCACCCCGACGACCTACCTGAACATCCCCATGGCCGGAGATATGGACGTGACCGCCGGAAAGCGTGTCAGCGCCATCTACAACTCCGTCATGGGCGTTCCGGTGCCCGTCATCGTGAACCCCTACATGCCGGAGTCCATGGCTTTGTTCGGCACCGACTCGATTCCCACCATCGTTCCGTCCCCCAACTCGCGGCCTCTGTCGTTCCGCTACCGCCGCGACTACTGGACGAACCTGTGGGCCAGGACGAGCCGTCGCGAAGTGCCTTCGGTGGTGATCGACGGCGCTCTGACCTTCGAGTGGCTTGACGGCTTCGGTCTCGTCAAGAACTTCGCGGTCTGATGTTCCTCGAGGGGGCCGGGAGACTGGCCCCCTCTTCCCTTTCTCAAGAGGTGCGCACATGGCGCTTGTGAAATTGACCGGGATCACATCGTTCAGCATCGATGGCGAGGCCATCGTGGCGGACGACAAGGGCGTAGCCACCATCTCCGACGCGCAGCTTTCGAGCGAGAGCTTTGCACACGTCCGCGCCGCGCTCCAGGATGGCCAGGGAATCGATCTGGTGCCCGAGCAGAAGGCTTCCGAACCCGCGCCCGAGCAGAAGGCCGGGAAGATCAAGAAGGGCGCTTAAGCCGTGGCCGTGCTTGAACTGACGACGCTGGAGAGGTTGGAGGCATACGGATCCTTCGCGACCGTCGTGTCCGACGCGAACAAAACGCTTCTGTCGAACATGATCAAGAGCGTATCGCAGCGCATGGCCGACTACTGCTCTCGCTCGTTCCTCAAGCAGGCGTACACAGAATCTCGCATCCTTCGCGGGTCGCGCTTCCCTCTGGTCAACACGCCTGTTGACTCCATCGCATCCGTCCGCGTGGCCGAATCTGGACGACGCGCTGACCTCGTCGCGATCTCGTCCACCCAGTACGAAATCTCTCCCGACAAGAACGGGATCAATGTTTGGGACATTGCCCGTGGATCCCTTGTGGAGGTGACGTTTACGGGCGGGCTCGCTGCCGATACCGCGTCGCTCATAGCTGCCTACCCAGCACTTGAAGGAGCTTGCCTCCTACAGACCACCAGCCTATTCAAGCGGCACACGATGCCAGATAGGACAACGACTGATCTCGGGAACGGAAGCTCTTCGTGGATCGGCGAATACGACCTCTTGGAAGAGGTTCGCGACACGCTCGATCAGCAGTATTCCGCGAGGCACAAGTTTCTATGACCATGCCTGCCGAAATCGTCGTCACCGAGAACACCACGGCAGCGTTGTCGCGGTTTGGTTCTCAGTTCGCACCGACGGCGACGCGTGAGATGGGGCGATTCGGGCAGGAGTGGGTTTCCAAGCTGGTGACTCAGCGTCTTTCCGGACGCCCTGGCCTCAACCGCAGGACGGGCAACCTCGCGAGGTCGTTCAAGTCCCGCGCCTACCAGTCTGCCACGATTGGCGGTGTGGTGCTCGATGTGCAGCCGGAAGGGCCTGGCAGCGAGTACGCGAGCCTCCAGGAGTTCGGCGGCATCGTTCGTCCTGTGCACTCCAAGTACCTTTGGATCCCCATTGGTGACAACCTCACGAGCAAAGGCGTTGCGAGACTGACTCCAACCCAGGCGAGAGAGCGCGGCGGATTCATCATCAACTCGAGGCGATCGGTTGGCGGTAAGGTGTTCATGGGGTATTCGACTACCAAGGCTGGAAGGAAGAGGGCCGGAGCTTACAACGTCGTTCCGCTTTTCGCCTTGAAACCTTGGGTCATGGTGCCGCCTCGGTTGCGAGCCCGTGCATTGTGGTCCTCGTCCATGCCAAGCCTCACGCAGCGGCTTGACGCGATGGCTTCGCGCCTGCTTGCGAAAGAGGGTGCCTGATGGCCGCGAACATCACAGGCATTTCCCCGGCCAAGGGGTCCGCTTTCGGTGGCCAGGAAATCACGATCACCGGGACGGGATTCGGTGCGTCCGGATCTGTCACGATCGAGGGGCGCACGGCCACGCCCGTGTCCTGGTCGGCGACATCTGCCGTCGTCAAGACTCCCGCGCGGGAAGACGGCGAGGGCATCATATTCGGCGGCGGATCTGTCGCCGTCGTCCTGGCTGCGGAAGACCTCTCTACGGCCTCCACGACCTACGAATACGCCTCCACGCGCATCGAACGCGCTCTGATGTCCATGGCGTCCCGCGTCGGCTCCTGCACGGTCCAGGAGGGGTACAACTTCACCATTTCCCCCGCGCAAGTGCGCACCATGCGCGAGGATTCGAGCGTTGACACGGCGGCGGGATGGCCTCAAGTACTGATCTTCGCGGATCCTGTCGAGACTCTGACGGAAGAACCTTTCGACCACGTCAAGGATACCGTGAACGTGGTCGTCCAGGCGGCGCGCCCGTGCGACAACCCGCAGACGTGGCAAATCGAGGCGTTCGCGATGCTGTCCGACATCCGCCGCGCCATCATGAACGACCGAAGCAACGGCGGGACGTGCAACACTACGACCGTCCTTTCCGCAGAGACTGGCCGAAGCTCCGACAATGCCGCCGGGGCGCTTTCGGGCGCTACGGTGTTGTTCCAGATCGAAGTCCCGTCCATCATCAACGACATGACCACCAACACCGTCTACGATTCCAACTTGCCGTAAGGAGGCGACCAAATGTCCATCTTCCACCACAAGCGCCGTCGCCTCTTTGTGATGGCCGAAGTCACCCGTGGTACCGCGATTGCGGATGCATCGCTCTACGTCCTCGGGAATGGCAAGGTTCCCGTCTACGACCTCAAGGTTGCGCCGACCGTGCAGAACATGGATCGCAACCCCGACGGCCTGACGTTCGACCCTATCGACTCGGTACGCTGGGGCGAGGCATACACGCTCACGTTCCAGACGGACGCCTACTGCGGTAAGGCGGCTGGCACACCTCCGAGCTACGGGCTTCTCCTCAAGTCTTGCGGCATGGTTGAAACTGTTTCCGCCGGAACCTCTGTCACCTACACCGTCGATTCAGACCTGTGCCCCACAATCACGATGGGCGTGGAGATGATGAACGACGCAGGCACAGCATCGCGTCGCGTCACGTTGGCCGGATGCCTGGGCTCGTTCACGCTCGCAACCGATGCAATCGGCAAGCCGGGCCGAATCTCGTGGACCTTCCAGGGCAAGCCCATCGCGACGCCCGACAACGACTCGACGCCCGTCTCCTCCGTGGTCTACGATGACTCGACGACCCGCCTTCCGCAGCTTCGCGGTACTACGCTGACCGACGGTGGCGTGTCCGTCCAGGCCAATGCCGTCACGTTCGACCGTGGCCTTGCAACCGAGTGGGAAACGGATCTGTCGAATTCGTCCGGCTACCTGTCGCGCATCGTCGCTTCGAGCCGTCCGACGCTCATGATCGACCCGGCCAAGATGACCGCAGCCAGCCAGGCGACGCTTAACCAACTGTTCAAGGGCACAACGGGCGCAATCGCCGTGACCTGGGGATCGGTTGCCGGAAACCGCCTGAAGCTCAACTTCGCGCGGGCTCAGAAGGATTCCCTCTCCGACGATTCGCGTGGTGTGACCTCGACATGGGGCACCACCTTCCACGCGAACCGCTCAAGCCTCACGGGCAACGGCGACGACGCTGTCACGCTGGTGTTCGACTGATGCCCAAGTACGTCTACACGGGGGCCATGTTCGCGCGTGGCCCCTACCGTGGCGAAACGCCGGAAGCGGTCGCCGATGCTCTCAAATCCGAGATCGCATCGGTGGCCAAGTCCGGCAAAATCAAGATCGAAGAAGCTCGCCAGGACTTCATCGATAACCTCCACCCCTGGTAATCCTGGTAATTGGAGAAAACGACATGGCTCCCATCACACCTCCGTCGCTGTTTGGAATCGATCCGGACGAGACTTGGAACTTCACGCCACCCGAATGCGAGGGGATGGAAGACCCCATCGTGATCAAGCTCAAGACGCCCGACGCGGCACTAGACGAGCTGATCGAAGAGGAGGATATGAAGATCCACCTCGAGGCAAGGAAAGCCGTCCCGGAAGCGGTTGCAACGCTCCAGAGAATCGAGAAGATCAAGCCCGAGGACCGCACCGAGGAGGACAAGGTCGCGTTCGCTCAGGCAAACGAGGCATTCATCTGCGCATCTGTCGCGGCGGCTGAGAAGGCGGACCGCCTTGCTCTCCAGCGCCGCGCCCTGGGCGCTTGCGTGGTCGGTTGGTCTGGCCTCAAGACACTCAGCGGGAAGGATGTTTCGTTCCCGGCCAAGCCCGAGGAAGTCATTGACCGGATGTCGAAGGTGCTCCGGACTTCCGTGTTCGCCGCGATCAAGCGCGGGGCATCGATCACCAAGGAAGAAAAAGCGTCTTTGACGTAGCGGCGGGAGTCTCGGCGGGGTTGATCCCCGCCCCTGCCGTGGATAATGAGACGGGGGAATATTTCGTGCAGGAGTACGAGGTTGTGATACAAAGCGGGGAGATTGAGACCCGCTGTGATGGGATCGGGGAGCACTTGACCCCGCTGTCGCGTCGCGCTTCGATGCTCTATGCAGCTTGGGGGAATGGCCTTCTCCCGGCCCCTGGTGGGATGTTTCGGCAACCCGCCAGGGCGATGAATTTGATTCAGTACTTCGGCGCGGCTCAATCACGCGCCGCTGAACGGTTCCGAACACGTGGGAAGGCTTGACATGGCAGACCTACAGATCCGGGCTATTCTTCGCGACGAGTTCAGTGGTGCGGCGCAAAAGATCACCAACGAGCTTCGGCAGATCGGGAACGAAGGAGCGGCGGCGGGGCAGAAGGCGTCTTCTGGGATGTCGTCCATGCTTCCTACTGCAAACGCTGTCACGGAAGCGCTAGGGCGTCAAAACGCGCAACTACGTGCGCAGATTGCGGCGTACTCGTCGAGCGAAGGAAAGCGGTATCTGCTGGAGCAGTCGAGGCTTAAAGAAAAGCTCGACGAAATCACTGGAGCGAGCACCAAGCAGCTCCATGAAGTTGCAAAGACCGGAATCGCCTGGACTGATGTCGCCTCCAAGTACTTCATCGCCTCCCAAGCCATCGGAATGGTTGCGGGGACCGTCGGAAACCTCGTCACCGAGTCGGCCAAGTGGCAATCCAACGCCAAGGCGCTCGTATCAATCGAGGGGAGCCTCGAGAAAGCGGCGGAGACGCAAGCGAAGCTCGTCAAGCTCGCGAGCGAGCCGGGTGTAGATCTTGAGCCCCTGCAAAAGGGCTACCTCGGCTTCCGGTCGCTGAATATGGAGGCCGACAAGGCTCTCCACATGATGAAGTCCATCGGAAACGCGGTGGCATTGGCTGGTGGCGGTGGCGAGCAGTTCGCGAGCGTGAACCGACAGATCCTGCAAATGCTTGGAAAGGGGCGGATTCTCCAGGAGGACATTACGGTCATTGCTGAATCGATGCCGCGTATCCGGATGCTCATGCAGGAAGCGTTCGGCACGACAAACCTTGACGCCTTGCGCGATGCTGGTGTGACGGCTGAACAGTTCTGGGGAAAGATCGTCGAGGCGGCGGACAAGCTCCCGCCAGCGATGAACACGATCAACAACGAGCTTGACAACGCTCGCACGGCGTGGAGCCAGTTCAAGGCGGCGATTGTGCCGGACAACGCGGTCCAAGGTGGGCTTGGCGCGTGGACTGGCCTGCTTCAGAAGGCGACGGCAGGGATCACGGCAGCGACGCATCCCGTCAAGACGCTTACCGACGCCTACAAGGAGCTTGCTGCGACATTGGAGAAGGCTGCGGACATCGATGCGGCATCGATGAAGTCAGCGCAAAAAGGACAGACGGAATACGGGATCTCCAAGTTCTCGACGCTGAACAATCAAGGGAGCCAAGCCCAGGCGGCGCAGTCCTTTGCGGCGTACATGGGAAAGTCGGCACAGGCAAGCGCCGAAGTTTCGACCGCAATCTCCCGCGTCAACGAGGAATTTAAGAAGATCGACAAGGCGACCCAGCTTCGGGATGAAAACGCAGGGTATGAAAAGATGCGCGGCCTTCTCAAGGGCAACGCCGAAGCTCTGGAGAAGCTGAACAGGCTCCACGCAGAGCGCGTCAAGGAGATCAACAAGGACGCTGGAGCGGAGTCGTATTCCAGGTGGGTATCGAAGAATATCACGGGGTCCGGTCCTCAGTCAGTCGATTTCCTTGCCGACACCGAGCAGGGGCGCACCATGGACGCCAAGCGCCAGGAGCGGATCGAAAAGACGCTGGACGATGAAGCGGAGTTGCACCACAGGAACCTCGAAGCGATGCGCAAGGACTCGCAACGCGCGTGGAATGGAGCGGCTGAGACGCGATTCAAGGCGGCTGTTGCCGAAGAGAAGCGCGAAGCCATCGCCGAGGAGAATGCGAACAAGGAACGGCTCAGGCGTGAAGAGAAATTCCAGGCGGCCAAAGCTGCGGTCGCCAACCGCTTCGCCGAGGGTTCCGTCGGCGCTCTCATGTACGCCTTCCAACCGCTCGACGACGTGTTTTCCCGCATGGCTGCGCGGAATGCCGAGATGGAAGATTCTTGGACCAAGACCTTCGAGGGTATCGGCCTTGCGTTCACCGCGATGCTGGCCAAGATGGTTGAGGAGTACATGGCCCGTGCAGCGATTTTCGGCCTACTCTCCCTGATCCCTGGCATGGGCGGCGCAAGCGGCTTGCTTGGCGGCGCGGGGTCGTTCATTTTCGGTGCCCGCGCATCCGGCGGCGCAGTCTTCCCCGGCATGACCTACAGGCGCAACGAGGATGCCTACGGAGGCGGTGGAGAGCCTTTCCGGCCTTCGACCGCCGGGACCATCATGCCCAACAGGTCGAGCACGGGAAGCGGCTCGGAAGGCGGATCCGTGCACTACCACTTCGCTGCTGGGACTTCCCGCGCGGATGCGGGGTACATCGTCCGGCAAATCCAACAGGGCACCAGGGAGCGCCGTCGCACCGTGGCGCGGGGCATCTGATGGCGACCGTCCACAAATTCACGTCGGGGCTGTCGGAGATGGTGTTCGGCGTCCCGCCTGAGCGTGGGTACGAACCGAAGATCACGCCGTCTCTCGAGTGGCAACGCCTTCCGTCTGGACTCTACAGGTGCATCGACGACGGCGCGGCCTATGATGCGCACGACGCGGAGATCACGGTCTATGTGACAAGCGCCGTGCTGTCGGCGTGGGAGACATTCTTCGATAACAAGAAAGAGGCGCTTCTCACCTACTACGCCATGGATGGCGTTCTCCCGTTTGGCCCCCACATCCCCGTCGGCGATACCGGAGCTTTAGTCAAAATCACAAGCTGGGACAACGGCGGGAAAGTCGGAATCACGGCGAACCTGTGGAGGCTGACCATCGCGATGCGCCTGCAACAGGGGTACACGCCAACCGTTCCCGCAGGCGTCCCCGCGTTGTTCGGAAAAAAGTACGCTGCTCCGACGTGGGCAGTCTCTTCTGTGGTCCACATGACCGACGACGGGCGAAGCGCGATCACGCGGCGGTCTCCCGAGTCTCAGACGTGCCAGGTGGTCGCCGACAACTTCGACGCGACCACAGCGGCATCGATTGTGAATTGGGCGCTCTACACGCGCGGCTCGAGCTTCTCCTACGCGCCTCCAGCAGGACTCTACCCTTTCGGGCCATCTATCGGCAATGGACCGTTCACGGTTCGCCTGATCGAGTGGACGATTCAGAAGCCAACCCCGCAGCGATGGGATTTCACATTCACCTTGGCGAGGGAGTAGATTTCCGTCATGCAGATCGCCGTCCGGATCACGTTGTCCAGCATTTCGCCGGAGCCCACATACACGGGTGGTCCATTCGTCTCCGGCGTCGCGCAGCTTGAGACGGCGAACCCCGCGACGACCGATTGGGAAACCGGATACTTCGTGTCGTGCGGGGCGTTCGGCGAGCGCGTGGATATCGTGACGGGCGGCAACTACGGGCAGTTGATGGACTCCGAGATGGAGATTTCCAACCATGACAAGTGGTTCGCTGCGTTTTCCGCTGCCGGGGCGTCCCTTGTGGGTGCTGTTGTCGAGATCGGCGAGGCGACATCTTCGATTGATATGGATTTGCGTTGGACAGGCACCGTAGCCGACTCGCAGTTCCAGGGTATGAACATCGAGATGCGCGTCGAGAACATCCTCGCGACACGCCACAAAACGATACCAGCTAGGGCGCTCACGGCGCAGGAGTTCCCCGGCCTATCGAGTGATGCGGAAGGGGCAGCGGTGCCGATCTTGTACGGGGCACCCGAGCGCATTGAGCCGTCGTCTCTCCTGGGGGATCCTGTCGAACTGGTTGCGATGCTGGTCAATGAGGGGACGAAGATCATTGAGCGCACGACGACGTACATCATGGAGCAGGCCATCGGCGGGCCGTACCCTGTCACGGCTACAGCGCTCCCTTTGGTGGTCGCCATCGATGATGGAGGGTACAGCGGGCCGTTCCCTCCTTGGGTGAACTCCACCTCGACGCGCAGGTATGTGGAGATTGTATCGGGAAAAGGTGTGGGGCAGCGGCGAAGCGTCCGAACATCGTTTTTCCCGATCAGATTTCATGGCGCGGCGTATATCTCTGGGGTATTGGTAGAACTGGCCTCCCCATGGGACACGATCCCCGACGCCACCTCGACATTTCGGATTGTCGAGCAGACCACATTTGCCCGGCTTGCTGTTGGTGACGAATGCGTAATCGACGAAATTACCGAAAAAGAATTCGGCACAGCTATTCCGTTTGAACAGACGGAAGAAGAGGATATTCAGATCGCGGATATTTCCGCCGAATTCATGCAGGGCGATAACTACTCGGCTATTGAGTACTACAAGCCTTCCGAGGATTACGGGATCACCTCGCTTTCCGATGGGCGCTCGGCGTCCGCTGGCAATACCGTCCGCGTCCTCGGGTTCGATTCCACATTCTCGCCCGTCCGTCTCACCGAGGGCGATTTGTTTTGCCGCGCTCGCCTCGATATGATTGACGTGTCAGATGCGATAATCGCCAATAATTCCGACGTGTATTTCCTTTTTGCTGCCGACTATTTCAGCATAGCCGACAATGCTGCGCTGTATGTGCAGGTAAAAAGTATTCGCTGGGATGGCGGGATTGAATATACCTCATACAGCGTTTCCAACGCCGTTCCTGCATCCGCTCGCGACATCAATGCATACTCCCCCGGCATCATTGCCGACGGCACGGCGGGCAATTTCGGGATTTGGGCCGTCAAGATCGACTCGTTCGCGCGTCCGCTGGCTCAGTATAAGTCGATCCTTTTCGGCCTCGCTGTTGAGCGGGAGAGCTTCACGGCCACGGGGATTCGGGCCTGCACGGGCGTCGAGTGGTTCGAGGGCGAAAACTACGTCATGTGGAACACCGCGACGGCTGGAGCCCTCCCGGTCGCGGGCGAGTTCATCCGCCCTCGCCTCCTTGACGCGATCAGTTTTGGGGAACTGAATCAGTGGAGCGAGTACAACATCGAACGCTTCGCGAAGACCGACGCGAGCTCCTCGATGATCGCGGGCAGCGCGAACGACTGGCGCAAGGTTTCCGCCGCGACGCTCGTCTCCGGCACGGTCTACCAGGTGGACTTCGTGAGCGCGACGGACATCTCCCCCACCAATCACCCCGCGACGGTGGCTGATGGCGTCTACGCCTCGACGTGGGTCGCCACGGAATACAACTTACGGACCTTCGACGAGATGGAGTGCGGCGTCGCCTTCTCCTCCGGCACCATCGAGCCCGGCGCGGCATTTCTGGCCTCCGTCTCCTCCGGTCGCACCTACGGAGCCCACTGGACCACGCTGCCATCTGGCGTGACATCTGGCGACCCGATCACGCTTGCCCGTGACGCAGTGCTCGATATGTACTATCGTGACCTTGCCCTCCCGGCGGCTGCGGTTGACTTTGCTTCCTTCCAAGCGCTCCCCGCCGACACGATCACCTCCGCGATGGTCGAGCGTATCGATTCTGCCGAGCGCGTGGCATCCCTGTGCCAGCAATTCAATTGGGTGATTGGGCACGATGCGGACGGACGGGAAACTGCTTTTGCGTGGCTTTCTCGAGTCGGATCAACTGATTACGATCTGTCGATTGATACAGGCGACGTAGTCGAAGGAACATTGACGGGCGTCGGAATGACCGACATCCTCGATTTGGTGAACCTGCCAAACATCAAGTGGAATTGGACTCAGGCGGACGGATTCCGGAACCAGTCGAATGTGTCCAATGTGGCAGCGGACCCGCTCTCGCTTAACGCCGGGAACTACCTCCAGTACCTGACTGGTTTTGGCGATTTCAGCACCGCTCTGGACGTGTACAACTCTCTCCACCAGTCGTATCGCCTCAATACCTACCAGAAGTCCGCAGTATTCGAGATGCCGGATGTTGGAATCGACGCCTCTGGCGTACTTTGGCCGATGTCTGGCATGAGTCGATTCGATTGGATGGCAAGCCGAAAGCCCCTCTACTCGCTCGTGGTTCCCGATACTTCAGCGGCTGCGTCGTGCATTATTGGCCAGCGCGTCAGGCTAAGGCACAAGAGGTACACGGCGGGCTCGTGGGTATACGGCACCATCGTGGAATGGTCCCTTGACCCGATGGCCGCCGAATGCGCTATCACGGTCATGGGCGATCCCGCAGTCCTCTCTGAGTCCGACCTCCTCGAGGATGTGATCGACCCGACGGGCACAATCGAGATCTACGAAGACACCACCGACGGCGTGAGTGACCAACTGATCGACACGCTTGCAGGAGACCTACCATGAGCACTTTGAAGCGCATCAAGCACCTGGTGAAGACCACGGCACAGATTGCCTCCGACGCCTTCGAGGGCCGCGCGGGGTGGAACTCGACGTTGGCCCGGTGGATCGCGTACTACAACTCAACACAGTACGGCGTCTGCGCCCGCAATGACGTCCTGGAGACGTTCGCGGCTGGCGTCTGCGTCTCTGACCTGACCAGTGGCCGCATGGTCTCCACGACCACGGGGGGGCGTCTGCGGACGTTGGACGCTGCGGGGAGTCGGGATCTGCTCGGAATCACCGGAGCGGAGAACCTGAACCTTCCTCTCAAGGTCGCCACAG